AACCTTGCCAAGGTTGGGGTCGCGGGTTCGATCCCCGTCTCGCGCTCTTCTAAAAACCTAGTGTTTATGCGGGTTCCCGAGTTTTGGGAACTCGTTTTTTGTTTACATAATGCAACATGCTTAAAGTTTTTGCTTAAAGTTTTCGTTGTTTCACTTACTATCATAGCACATTTCTGGCCCCCTTTTCTCGTGCCTCCAGCTTCCCGGCAGCATACCCGCTAATTAAATCCATCTGCATATCCGTTTCTGCTTGTGCGTAAAACTGCATAAGTGTTTTAGGGCTGTTCCCCATAACGGAGGAAATAAGGGCTGCATTTGGACAGCGGCGCATGTTGTTCGTTGCGAAGCTTGTGCGGAGTCCGTACAATGTGATTTCAGGCAACAGAAAGGCCCCTTCTGGCAGTTCTCCGTGCTCTTCCTTGTATTCCTCCATTTGGCGGTTATGTGCCGTTAAAAGCCGTTTAAACGCTTCTCCGTACTGGTGCGGTTTAATCGGGTTACCGTTCTGGCTGACAAAAAGAAAATCGTTATTCCCCCACGAGTGATCTATCATGTGATTTTTCCGTTTCCAGATCAGGCGCCGGTGAATGATATCATATAAATATTTTGGTATCGGTGGCGTCCGGTGTGATCCGTCGTTTTTAAGATCGGTATCCACCGCCCAGTTATCATACCCTTTTTCGAAATCGATCATATATGTGGGCTTGCTGTTCAGGCCGTTTTCTCGCAGGCCGCAGACTTCCCCAGGCCGTGCGCCCAGGAGAGCGGAGATCACGAACATGGGATAATAATGTGAAGACCTGACGTCTGATAGATCAAGAAAATAAGTGACCATATCGTCGTTCCAGGTAATTTTCTTTTTTCTCGGTACTTTGCAACGCTTAATGCCTTTTACTGGGTTCATGGTAATACATTTCAGCGGCTCCACGGCGAATCCGAATATGTTAGTAAGGATATTGATACATTTGTTTACCACTTCTGGGCTGTATTTCTCTTTCATGACATTAACATAGCGCTGTATATGCATACTTTTAATGCTATCAATGGTTTCATCTCCGAAAACCTCTTTGATGTAGTCCCCGTAAAACTGGGCGTACACTTCCCATGTGCTGTTTGCATATACTGGTGGTTTCGTGGACTCGTGCCATAATTTATACACCTCGTCCACCTTTTCGGATTTTTTCGCCTTCGGAGCAGGGACCCGGCCGGCCTCGATCTCGAGTATGATTTTTGCCTCGTCCTTTTTGGCTTCTGATTTTGAAGCACGCATAGGGCCGGTAATTGCCCGCTTCTCCTCTGCATACCAGACATTGGCAAAATACCTCGTTTTTATTTTCCCAGTCTTTTTTGAGGTGTAGCTACTCTCCTGAATACTCATTGCATCATCCTTCTTTCTGGCCTGAAAGCCTGATTTTAAGCGCAAAAAATACACCATACCGGTTTACAGCAGGTGCACGAAATGATACAATATAAGTGCTCTTTTATATCGTATCGGCACCTTGCCGGTATAGGATTATTTTATAGCTCCTGTGTTTGCCGCACAGGGGCTTTTTCTTTTATTTTTTATCAATCCATTTATACCCACAATTTCGACAATAGTACTGATTATGAGCTTTATGTTTGGTTCCGGTTACAAGTAAGGAGGTTCCGGCTGTTATTATACCGAGTCCTACTTTAGCAGCGGAGGTTTTCTCTTTTTTTACTGTTTTAGTGTCTAATATAGTCAATGGTTTAAGCGGATTTATATTGACACTTGTTTGCTGCTTGATCTTCATGTTTGCATCGTCTGCTAACAAATCGATATCATGGCTTTTACATTTAGGGCAAGATAGTCCTTTTTTAAATTCCGCTGGATCTGTGGTAGATGGAGGTGATTGTGATATTGTTTGCGGTTTTTCTTCTATTTCCACTAACTCTAAATCTGGAGCATGTTCATTTATAAAATCAACAGTGCGAAGCATTTTATCGTTAGCATTGTATTTAAAATCAAAGCGTATTTTATCGTTTGTTCTAGTCACAAAGATCATATAACCTATTTTCATTTTTGTTGCAAAAATATACTCAATGCGTTTCAGAGAAGAATATGGCAATGTTTTTTTGTTTGAAAGAAAATCAAGGATATTAACTTCTTCTTTGCCGATATACAATTCCTTGGTGGTTCCTTTTATGCTCATAATTACCTCCTTTAATGCCTTCTGTGTTGCTAACACAGAAAGTTTATTAGTTTGTAAGAAAAAGGAATAGAACAAATGTTCTTTTTAGGGTTGATTTTTAGCCCTAATAGTTATATAATTTTTATAGAACAAAAAAGAACAAACGTTCGATTGCGTTATCCCACAATGTATCATGCTTCCTTTCCCGAGTGTTTGATACATGGCGCTTTGAATATTTGTGATTTATTTGCAACTAATTGGAAAATAGTGGAAATTGCCAGATTTTTCCATGTGTAATTTTGAATAAAATGCACAAATATAATGGCTATATGCTATAATATATGTATAGTACATACATACGGCTGATGTTCTCGGAAAGGGAGGTACATATTTATGATTCTTATGGACTATAAAAAAATGCTACATGAATTAGTAGATACACTTGATAATATTTCTGCTAGACGCATATATCAGTTAGCAATGGGGGTATTGGGGAGGAAATTCTAATCCTCCCTAGATTCATTGCTCCCCCTGGCTTCTTTTAAGCAGCCTTCGAACTGATTAAAAATATAATCCCACTTATCATCAGGCACACTATAAACCATTTCAACTAAAGCGGATAAAACCGCTTTTTTTTGTGCTGTTCCATTTCCCATTAAATACCCAAAATGATTATATGTAATATCCATAGAATCCAACTTATTAAACATATCGCCGTCTCCGGTTCGCAACCATTCCTCATTAACATTAAATTCTCTACACATGGAAACAATTATTGCATCTATAGGTGTATTGCGTCCTGTTTCATAATTGGCAAACGAGTTTCTTTTTATTCCTATTCTATCAGCGAATTCTTGTTGGGTTAATTCTAACGCTTTTCTTAATTGTTTTATTCTGTCTTTCATTTTCACACCACCTCTCTTATGTCTTTTATTATAATACAAAAATGTGCTAACGTCAACAAAAAGTGCTAACAACAACAAAAAAGCATTGACAAGAGTGCTAATAGGACTTATAATGGTGCTAACAACAACAAGAAAGGGGTGAAGCTATATGAAAGATCATAGAGGAGTACCAGAAACTAAGGAGCAAAAACGTCTTGAGCAGTTACGCTATATTGCAGATCATTGGGATGAACTCCCAGAAACATTACAGTGCCGTTTCGATGGACAAGTTCAAACCGCAAGAGATTTTCTTATGCAGAAAACAAACTGATCGGCGCACGTTGACAATTTAATCGGAGGTGATAACCGTGGGAATCGAAGACCGTCTTAACCGTCTGGAGGAAGAAAACGCAGCGTTGAAAGACCGCGTTGCGTACCTGGAGGCCGTAGGGCTGGATGAGTTTCTTCCCCCGAAAGCCATAGCGGTTAAAATGCATTGCTCGCTGTCAACCGTCCACAACTATATTAAGAGTGGTAGGATACAGGCCACGCGGAAGTTAGGGGACTGGAGGATACCGACGAGCCAGTTTTACAAAGAGTATTCAGAAGCCGAGAGAACAGGCGCGGAATCTGAATCTATGATCCGGCCGCAAAAGAAAAGAGGGCCTGAGAAAGAAGTAACCATGAAGGATATTGTTTTTGGTGGGAAGGGGTGATACCGATGCGGAACTATTTTGCAGGCTTCAGCGCCCGCTACTGGAACCGCATGTTCCACGAAGCGTACGAGGGCCGGAGAAGTTACCGGACAGCGGCGCAGGCCGAGGCCGTGGTGATCGCGGCGCTGGTAGCTATTATATTATGTTTGGTGAGGGGGTGATGGTATTGAGCAAGCGTAAGAATGGTACATGCAGAGCCGCCGCGGCCGCCGGGCTTAACCCATATGGCTGGGGAAACGGCAAGGGAAGAAAAAGGCCGCGTGAATATCGCGGAGTAACTGAAAAGAGCCAGGCAGGTGCGAACTGCCACGGCTCAGGTAACTGAAAAATAACTTATGTCCCTATTATAAAGGGAAACTCGGAGGAAATCAAGATGTTATCAAAAAAAGATGTTTCTACGTATGTTGAGAGAATGCAGGAAAACGTGGAGAAGAAAGTAAAAGAAGAATATGAGTCTGCTTGTACCGCGGAAAAGAACCGGATCATTGATGAGAGTGGAATGCGCGACAACATAAAGCGAATGCAGCGCCTTATGAATCAGTTGGTAAAAGAAAACGGTGAACTGAATGCAATAATCAATAATACTTATGGGCTTAATTATCAGAAATACGGCTATGACGGAGTAACAAGAAAGCTTTCTGAAATTGAGAACGTAGAGAAAGCAGTATTGAAGTATATGGAATATGATTCGACGGAACTTTTACGGCTGAAAAAGAAATATGAAGAGATAATCCATAATGTAAAAGCCAATTATACCGCGGTGCTGGCTGAGGTTAAAAACAAGACCAATGCAAAACGTGCGGTGGAATACCTTAAGGAACTCGGTTTTGATGTTTCTGCGTTGGAGCAGATGCAAAATACCGAAATAATGGTGCAGTTAGACAAACGGTATTTATTCGTGGGAGGAAATCAGGATGGAAAATGAAACCATTATGATAAAAGTACCTCTGAAAAGCTTTGTTGCTGGTGTGGAAGCACTTGCCAAAATTGAAATAATGAAAAGAAGTGTACAGGAAAGCAAGTATGGCCCTTCCAAAAAGGAGATAGCGGCAATTCTTGGATTTGAGCTTTCTCCAGAGGGCGCGGAGGTGCAGAATGAGTCAGAATATACAATTCGCACATAAAATGATTGACGGGACTAAACTTGTCAGCTATCTAAGGAGCCGTCAGGAGGATTTACTTCTCGGTTATCAGACTCGGAAGGAAATAGAGAAAACAATCATTTTTGTTGTAGGAACGTTAATGCAGGAGGATCACAGTGGAGAATCTTAAATTTCGCTTATTGAATGCGGATGAAATAGATTGCAGGATTGCTACCGTAACAGCGTATGGTGTTACCTTATTGCTTTATAAAGATGCACGAGTGGATCAGAATATTCTCGACGAAACGGTTGGACCGTTTGGATGGCAGCGTAGACATTGCAGGGAAAACGCAAACTGTATTGTGTCTATATGGGATTCTGAAAAGAATCAATGGATCGAGAAAGAGGATACTGGGACAGAGAGTAACACAGAGAAAGAAAAAGGTCTGGCCTCAGATTCATTTAAACGTGCATGTTTTAATTGGGGAATAGGAAGAGAGTTGTATACAGCGCCTCGGGTTTTTATTGGAAATCAAAAGTGCAAAGTCGAAGAAATAGAAGATCGCGGAAGAAAAAAGTATGTATGCAGAGATCAGTTTTATGTTTCGAGAATCGGATACGATGATAATCGAATCATAAATGCTCTTGAGATCAAAAAAAGAGGTGGAGTTGTGGTTTTCTCTACCCAAAGAGAAAATGACTGTAAAGAAGAAACATCAAACACGAATAGCGAACAGCATTCGTTATCTGAGGCCCAGTATAACACAGTTATAGGTAGACTAAAAAAGAACCACATGACACAGAAAGAGATCATGCAGAAGTACGATGTCAAGAGCATATACAAACTGTCACAGGAACAATTTAAGAATTTTATGGATTCAACGGCGGGAGAGGAAAAACAGGTTCCTCCACCAGTAACTGAAGAAGAGATGCAGAAAATGATACCTCCTGATGACTATAGTGATTTACCAATATAGGCAGGTGATGAATATGTATGAGTTTGCACATATAACAGCGTACAAGCCAGTGGAAGAAGGAACTTATTTACAGGTGTTCATTCCCGGTAAAAATCTCATAGAGCCATTGGAAGAGAAAAATATGCGTACCTGTAACGTCTGGCTTGATGATGGACGGCACATAAGCGCAGAGCAGAGAAAGAAGGCATACGCAACGATTAACGACATTGCAGCCTTCACCGGAGAGATGCCGGAGGTAATGAAAGAGTGGCTTAAGTATCTGCACATATACCGTACCGGCTGTGAATACTTTTCGCTTTCCTCTTGCTCCATGGATACAGCCCGGGAATATATCAACACAATACTGGATTATGCACTGGAAGCAGGTATACCGTTACTGGATTTTGCACTTAACCGTACTGACGATATAGGGCATTACCTGTATGCGTGCCTGAAACTTAAAAAATGTTCTATATGTGGCCGGCCGGGAGAGATTCATCATGTTGATGCTATCGGGATGGGAAATGACCGAAGAACGCTTGATGATTCGGATCACCGAAAGATATGCCTGTGCCGTGTGCATCATACAGAGGCTCATACAACCGGTTTTGATACCTTTTCGAACAAGTATAAGGTATACGGTATAAAGTATGAGGAATAAGCCTTGTCGGCTCTGAAACGAGCCTTTAGATAGGGGGCAAGAATTAATGTGTCACGAACATAATAATTGCCATGGTACTGCCTCCGCCGTCTTTCGTCTGGCGGCGGGGGAACAAAGGAGGAATTACAGTGAGTTATATAGATTTAAGCGGTATGCATTTTGGGTTTCTAGTGGCTCGGGAATATGCTGGCCGCGGATACTGGAAATGCAAGTGCCTGAATTGCGGTACTGAGAAGCTGGTAAAAGGTGAGCACTTACGCCTGGGGATTATTAAGTCCTGCGGCTGCCTGAAAGAAGATCAGGAGACGCGGGGAATGCGCGGAACGAACAGCTATATCATCCGTACCCACAAGGGCGAGGAGATCAACGTGGACGCTGAAGACGTTGACAGGCTGGCGAAATACTCGTGGTCAATCGGGATCGACGGATACCCGCAGGCCAGAGTGTCCGGTAAAATGATGCGAATGCATGAGCTGTTAGTCGGTCAGTTCCGCGGAGAAGGGCTTGTGATTGACCATATCAACCATAACCGGGCGGACAACCGGAAAGACAATCTACGAATCGTTACACCGGCACAGAACGCCAGAAAAACAGGAATAGAGGTGTAGACATGGCAAACAAGAGAATGTTCTCAAAGGCAATTATCGACAGCGATATGTTCCTGGATATGCCGAAATCAGCACAGGCGCTTTACTTTCATCTTGGCATGAGAGCGGATGATGATGGATTTCTTGACAATGCAAAAAAGATCATGCGCAGCATTGGAGCCAGTGAGGACGATTATAAAATTCTTGTGGCAAAAAATTACATAATCCAGATGGAAAAGGGGATCTGTGTAATCACACATTGGTGGGTCCATAACTACATCCAGAGGGACCGCTACAAGGAGACAATCCACCTCGAAGAAAAGGCACTTTTGACCCAAACAGAGACCGGCGTATACACTTTGGATACAGAATGTGTACAGCCTGTATCCGTTTCGGCTTCTCAGATTAGATTAGATAAGATTAGTATAGATAAGATTAATAATAATATACCGGCTTCCGCTGACGCTACAGCCTCACCTGACGTCAAAGTAAAACATAAATACGGAGAATATAGACATGTTATGTTGACCGATGATGAAAAGAGAAAACTACAGGCTGAATACGGCGAGGGTATGACAGAAAAAGCAATCACCTTCCTCGATGAGTATATCGAGATGAAAGGCTATAAAGCAAAGAGCCATTATCTGGCAATACGCAAATGGGTGATAAATGCGGTGAGAGAAGCTGAGCAGAAGGACAAAGGACGGACAGGAAAACAGAAAACAAATCAGTTTCAGCAGTTTCCACAGCGCGAGGTTGATTATGACGCTCTGGTAATGCAGGGACTACAGGATATGGGAGATGGTGAACATGGGAAAGAGATATAATCCCGAAAACTTTGTTGACAGGGGATACATGGATTCCAAATTTGCGGAACTCAGAACGGAATTGATTACATACTTTGACGGCAGATTACGGGAACTACAGGAAGGGATATGTACAGGATCGAAGCCTTTGGCGGCAGGAAAGAAGACAACAACACCTGTTAGAAAGCAGGAAGGGGAGCCAGACCCGTACATGATTTGGAAAATGAACATGAATAAAAGAGGTACTGAACTGGCGAAGAAATATCCGAAGCAGAATGATTCACTGAATACTGTACTGCGGAAGATATATCTTAAGATGGATCGGCAATATGGAGTTTGCCTTGCGCAGGAAGTAAAAGACTGTAAAGGCGGATCAGATAAAAAAACCATCGACGCTTGAGGCCATTTCTCGAAGCGAGAAATTAAGAAATCTTTTTGAATCGATCCTCTACAACATGGAGGATGAGTGCAAGCTCCGTGAGGAGAAGACCCAGGCAGCAGATGCAGCCATGCTTGCCCGTACCCGTCAGGAGATCATTCAGCCGCTTATTGAGGCCCGTAATGACCACAGCATATATGGCAGCGCTACATACTCCGCCGTGAGTGCCAGAATGCGTAAGAAGGGAATTGATATTGAAGCGGAAAAAGAGGCTTACCGCAAAAAGAAAGGAATTAAACGCCAGATCAACCGCAACGAATTATTTGATAATGATGCTGACATGAAAAAGATATTTGCGGAGACAGTGGCAGAATTACTTCACGAGGCAGAAAAGGCGAGTCATGAAAGAGCGTCATAAGCAGATAAGAGACTACATAGTCCAGTACACAATAGCCCACGGCTGGCCGCCTTCGGTGCAGGAGATCGGGGAAGGCGTAGGACTGGAGAGCAAGAGCAGTGTACACCTGCATCTTAAGCAGATGGCGGACGCCGGGATCATTAAGATGGTACCAGGGCAGCCGAGATGTATCACGGTGCCGGAGCTGGTGATCGAATGGAAAGGGGAACTCGAAAATGAAGAAGCCGATTAATTGCGAGGAATGCGACGAGTGCGTATACATTGCAGAGGGAGACTACTACTGCATGTTGGAAGAGCCGCGGCAGGTGTTGGAGGATTTTCTGGTACCGACGGAAGAATATAACTGGTGTCATAGATCAAAAACTCAGGCTATCCGGCAGGCGCCGGAGGAAGGAAAAGAGAATGGATAGAAGGACGAAAAATAAGCTCAAAGAAGGCGGGCTGATTGCAATTACGGTTATAGGTTTGCTTATTGTCTCCTATGGGCTGAGTTGGATCGTTACATGCGGAATAATAAAACTAATTACTATGTGTTTCGGGTGGACATTTAAATGGTCTATTGCAACTGGTATCTGGCTTATTATCTGCATATTGCAAAGTATTTTCAAAACAACTGTTAATAAATCGAATTAGGGTTTTCAGAAGGAGGATACCATGAGAAATGCAGATCGAATTAGAGCAATGACAGATGAAGAACTTGCGTGTTTTCTGACCCAAGTAGATGCAAAACTATATCGGGACGATCTGGACGTTGTAGCGTATCGATCGGATCAGGTAGCGGACGCCTTGGAATGGCTTGAAAGACAGGTATCTTAAGATTTACGGTAACTGGAAGGAGTGAGAAACACGGAAATTAAGCCAATAACATTCCGGCAGGCCAGTGATTTTATTAACCGCTTTCACCGCCATCATAAGGCCACAGTCGGACATAAGTTTTCTGTCGGTCTATATGAGGGAGAACAGCTTATAGGTTGTGCTGTATGTGGTAGGCCAGTGAGCCGATACCTGGACGATGGCCTGACCTGCGAAATTAATAGGTTATGTACTGATGGTACATATAATGCTTGTAGCATGTTGTACGGTGCGTGTTGTCGGATTGCGAGGGATATGGGATATCGAAAGATTATCACCTATATTTTGCAGAGTGAACCGGGAACCAGCTTAAAAGCCAGTGGTTTTACTTGTGATGGAGAAGCTGGTGGAACACACTGGACAGGAGAACGAAACCGAGGGCAGGAGATACCCGCTGAAATGAAAACGCGCTGGTATCGCTTACTTGCCTAAACTTAAGATTTTCATGGGTACCGGGTATCCTGCTGGGTGCAGAGAGGTTCGAGTCCTTGAACGGATCGGTTCGACTCCGACTCGTGCATGGTGCAAAACCCAGTATTTTAACATTTGAGGGAAATCCGTTGAGCAATAATGAGGGCACCGGACACGGCAGCATATAGTGAGCATAAGGGATGAGGCTGCTAATTTAACATTTTCGGAAGGAGAGCAGCGTGGAACGATTAACAAAGGTTGATGGACATGGCAGGTTATTAGCTTATTCGATAAGCGATACAGGATTGCCTGCACTTATCATGAGTGGTAATCCGTACCGCAAATTAATTGAAAAATTGAAATCGTATGAGGAGGCCGGTCTGGAGCCGGAGGAGATAGAGGAACTGAAAGAAAAACAGAAACCGAAGAAAGTCCCAGATGTAGCGCATTTTGGACGATGCCCAGAGTGTGACGGAGAGTTTAACAGCGAGCTGCTCAATGAGTATAACATACTGTTTTGTCCGTGGTGCGGGCAAGCGCTTGATTGGGAAAACTGATATTTGAAGGATAACGAAAGGAGGCCGGAGCGGTGGCCACCGTTGACGGGATATCCCGGCTCCTTTCAAAAATGTTTATAAAAGAAGACGATTTAAAACTTAATGACTGGCAGTTCAGCCAGCGGAAGTATCTACCGTGGGAAACTAAGCTGCATCTTACTAAAACACGTATACACGAGTGGTACGACAATTGGGGCGGTGAAGTATACATAAGTTATTCCGGAGGACTGGACAGCACAGTCTTGTTGCACCTGATCCGCGAGACCATCGGGGACGATGTGCCGGCAGTATTCTCCAACACGGGATTGGAATTTCCTGAGATCGTGAAGTTTGTGCGGCAGGCAGGCGGAGAATTCCGTGAGATTTATCCAGTTGACAAAGACGGTAAAAGAATATCTTTTCGCAATGTAGTGCTGAACGAGGGATATCCGTTAATAAGCAAGGAGACAGCGGCAAAAATCAGAAAACTACGACACGGAAATTTATCGGAGCGATACAGAAACTATCTTCTTAATGGTGATGAGCGCGGGAAGTTCGGGGTACTATCGCAAAAATGGAAGTTTCTGCTCGAAGCCCCATTCGATACATCGGAGAAGTGCTGCGATATTATGAAAAAGGCACCATTTAAGCGGTATCACAAGGAAACGGGCAGGGTCCCATACATAGGAACAACACAAGATGAGTCGTTCATCCGGGAGCACAAGTATGCGAAATCTGGCTGTAATGTGTATGATGGTACAACCATTAAAAGCCAGCCTATGGGATTTTGGACTAAACAGGATGTGCTGCGGTATGTGGTGGAAAATGACCTGGAAATATGCTCCGTGTATGGCGATATCAGACAGACACCATGCGGCGAGTATTATCTTACCGGGGAGCAGCGGACCGGCTGCATGTTTTGCGCGTTCGGTGCGCACCTGGAGCCGGAGCCGAACAGATTCCAGCGCATGGCCTCCGCTTACCCTAAGCAGTATCAGTTCTGCATGAAACCGGTGTGTGACGGTGGCTTGGGTATGGCCGAGGTGCTGGATTATGTGGGGATACCGTGGACCACGTGGGAGGCTCAGGGACAGATGAGCTTTAAGAATTTTCCGGAGGTGATGCCATGCGGATCGGACTAATAGACGTGGACAGTCACAACTTCCCATCCCTTCCGCTCATGAAGTTGTCAGCATGGCATAAAAGCAAGGTTGATGCTGTTGTGTGGTACAATCCATTGACAGCGTGGCAGAATCCATATGATCGAGTGTATATGAGCAAGGTATTTACTTTTACGCCTGATTATCCTCATCCAGTATGTGCGGGCGAGATAGTAAGAGGAGGCACCGGTTACTATTATCCAGATGGAGGCACGGAGCTGCCGGAAGAGGTCGAACATATCTATCCTGATTATGGCCTATATCCGGAGTTGTGTAGAGATACAGCATATGGATTCCTGACAAGGGGGTGCCCGCGTGGCTGTGAATTCTGCATCGTGGCGAATAAAGAGGGGAAATGTAGCTGCAAAGTGGCAGACCTTAAGGAGTTTTGGAGAGGCCAGCGAGAAATAAAGCTGCTTGATCCAAACCTTTTGGCCTGTAAGGATTGGGAAGAACTATTACAGCAGTTAATAGATTCTGGTGCCTGGGTGGATTTTACGCAGGGGTTAGATATCAGAGTTATGACGCTGGAAAAGGCCGAAGCAATCCGAAAAGTGAAGGTGAAGCAGGTGCATTTTGCCTGGGACCGATATGAGGACAGGGACATGATTATAGATCGGTTCCGTTGGTTTAAGGAAGTAACCGGCTGGGATTACCGAAAAATGAGCGTGTATGTTTTGACTGGATTTGACAGCGCGCTTGAGCAGGACCTCGAAAGAGTTTATACTCTGCGGGACTTGGGATATAGCCCGTATGTGATGATATATAACAAGGATCAGCTTCCGGCCGGCCATGACCTTAAGAGGCTGCAACGATGGGTTAATTCGAGGTTCGCATTCGCGGCCTGCCGGAGGTTTGAAGATTATACCGGGTGATCCGGAAAACGATCATTTGATGTAGAACAAATATAACAGTGAGGAGGCGTTAAGATGAGTATAGGTGAGTATCTGAGAGAGCAGCGGATCGGACAGGGAATATCACATGAGAAGCTGGCGAAGGCCGCCGGAGTATCGAAGCGCTCCCTCATTTACTGGGAACAGGGAGCGAAAGAGATCAGTTTAGATAATGCTGATAAGGTGCTGAAGGCTCTCAACGTATCCTTAACGATAGGTGCACGATAGTGCACTAAACGATCATTTAGAGGAGGTAGAGCAGTGAAAAAAGAAATGGTAATAGAAAAGCTGGAAGAACTCTACGATCAGCTACAGCGTGTAGAGCATGACCAGATGGCAGCTAATGGGGTACAGTGTGCTATCGAGGTCATAAACAATATGCAAGACGATAAAATATCCGATGAGGAGCGGGAAATGAACGAGATTTTAGATTTTTTTAAAAATGAACTCTACAGGGAAAACGAAAAAAAGGAACTGATAGATAAAAGGATCGAGAAGCTGAATGCAATGATTCGGAAGATAGAAAAAGAATCAGCGCAAACGCCACTGATTCCACGAATTAATCCAGGTTAGACAGAATTGCTTTTTTAAAACCGTTAAGCGCTTCTTGCGTTATAGTTCCGAGTTCGTTTATAGCACACTGTACATCTTCGGAATAACCGCGGTTTTGAAGCTGTTCGAATTGATTATTGAACTTGCTAAGAGTTTTGTCTAAATCATTTGAGAGTGCTTTTTTATCCATAATTGCCTCCAGAAATATTTTAATTTTATTATACATCATATAGGCCATTTATGGAAGTTTGTAAATAATATGGCAATGGCGAAAACGGCGGCAACATAGGCCGTGCGTGAGTAGCCATGTAAGACCATTTAAAGGTGATCAAAATGAAGTATAAAAAAGTAGATTCGTGGAAGATATTTTCTGTACTCGTGTCATGTGATCTTGATATCATGTGTCCCTTATGCGGAATTATAAACCTCATAAATATAGCTTCCATACTGGGGACGAGCCGGTATCAAGTAAAAAAGTACATGGATTATCTTGTGAGAATTGGAGTAGCAGAAAGAGCCGTCTTCATGCCTCCATGGGAGAATGAAGTACCGCCGCCGTATCACGGATACAGATTAACGGGCGCGGTAAAGTATAAAGGTGGCGATAATATTCCGGACGGAGTAGACACGAGAACAATGTTAACGTACCGGGCCTATTATCAAAAAAAGAAAGCCGAGAATGATGCTTTTATCGAAAGGCATTTCGGCGCCTAAATCGAGATAAAGAATAGTTTGTGGAGTAATACACAGAGAAAGGAGCGGCCGACATGGCAAGACCGAGAAAAGCAGAAGGAGAGAAATACATACGGCAGGATATAAGCATAGAGCCGGGACAGTTTAGGCGGCTTATGGCCTACTGCCAGCGTGAGGACCGCTCCATCTCATGGGTGATCCGCAAGGCGCTGGAAATGTTTTTTATGTGTAACGATACGTAATGTTACACAACTAAATCGAGATTTAAAGGAGGAAGACATGGACGAGTTAGATATGCTAAGAAGTGAGAATGAGGCATTACGGATGCGTCTCGCCGAGATACGAGATCGTATAAACGGCATGGAGCTGCCGTACGAATACCACATACTGTATAATCGTGGCTGGCATGATGCAGTAGAAGAGGTTAGGAGGTATGTTGAGTGAAACGACAAGAGATTCCGCCAGGGTACATAAGCCAGAAGGAGATACAGGCCGCACAGCGGTATTACAGGATCGGTCGCAACGTAATCGTACATACCTACAAGGCCCAGGGGATCGACTCCATGGGGCATACCGGCGAGGCGCACCGCGGGAAGATTGTGGAGCATTATAAGCACTTTGCATTGGTACGGCTGCCGGGCGGCGTACTGGATAGCGTGCTATGGCCGGACCTGGTGTTACAGATGCGGAAGAGAAAGAATCCGGGGAGCAATCCCCGGAAATAAAAAACTGAAAGAAAGAACATATGTGCGAGAAAATGAAAAAGCGGTGGATATCCGGGAAGATATGCGCCACCGCTTAGCTATTGCCTGAGTATATTATAACCGACTCAGGCGTGATAAATCAACTGGAAAATCATACCATGAGGAGGATAATAATATGCAGACAGCGATTAATACAGACAATTTTGTTTTAACAGTTATAGAAACACTTATGAATAGTATGGACATGTGGGCGGAGCAGGAACGCTTAAACCAGGTAAAAGCAGCCCTCTACATGAATCTGATGGACAAGACGATCTTAGCAGACGATTACGCCGGCCGGCAGCTTCCGACGGAGTATATAGACGATACCCCGCGCGTGGTGGAAATGTGGCTCCGGTGTATGCAGCTAGAGAAACGGACTGCCGGGACAATTGAGAACTATCGCGGGGAACTCAGAAACTTTTTCGAGTGGTGCAGAAAGCATTATGCAGATATAACGACCAACGACGTAAGGGCGTACCTGTCCTGGAGGCAGATCGTTAAGCATAACAGCGATACGACAATCAATAATAAGTATCACGCCTTACAGTCTTTTTACCGGTGGATCATGTCGGAGGATTTGATCGAGGACGGCGGCAGCCTGGCACGGAAACCCAAAAAGAATCCGATGGACAAGATCAACAAGGTCAAGACGGAGAAGAAGATGCGCACAGTGCTGACGGACGAGCAGGCGGAGATAATCCGGTGCGATTGCCAGACGGTACGAGATAGGGCGGTCGTAGAGGTTCTTATCGCGACTGGAATGCGTGTGAGTGAGCTTGTAGGGCTTGACCTTAACGATATTGATATCAGGGCCGGGAAATGCATCATATACGGTAAGGGGCGCAAGGAGCGGCCGGCATTCTTCACACCGCGGGCGTTGGTACACCTGGAGGAGTATCTAGCGGAGCGTAAGCAGATCACGGACTGCGAACCGGCGTTGTTCCTTAATTTCCGGCGTAAGGGCGGAATATATACGCGGCTGAGTGATGATAGTATCCGGCACATGCTTAACGCGATTGTGGAGTCTGACAAGCGGTTGAAGGGGCTTAATCTCCACCCGCATATGTTCCGGGCATACCTTGCGACATATATGTCCAGGCATGGCGCGTCAATTAAGGATATCCAGCGGATTCTCGGCCATAGCAATATAAATACGACGTCTGAGTGCTATATCATCGACGATGACGAATCAATGAAACAGGTACATGAGTTATTTGCGGCATAGGAGGATTGTATGAAAGAAATAAAAATAACAAGAAAACTGTTAGATGAATATAGAGACATGAGAAAGAAACGGACTATCCCCATTCTGGAGATGGAACTGGAGGAAATGAAACAGGGAGACAATGGATTTGGGAATAGCACAGTATTTGATTACCGGGATGGGTATCCTAGACCTCAAAGCGTTGTTGGGTTCGATTGGGATCTTTACGAGCGCCGCGAGGCTGTAATTAACAATAAGAAAGCCATTGTAAAAGCTGTTAGTACCTGGATAAACTCTATTGAGGACGGACAAACCAGATATGTATTTAAATGTTTTTATAAGGATACGATGGATTGGGGGAAAATTGCAGTCAAGATGGGATACGCTGAAAGCCCAGACTATCCACGATTGATGATAAGAGACAGATATCTAAAAGATTGTGGTATTTTATAAATACTTCGACTTATTCGGTAAATTCGTTTTATAATATAGTTAGGCCAAAGGGCGAAAGACCAGCGGCCCCTCCCAAACCCAATGGATATTGTACAAAAGCGCCGGGAATTGGCAGTCTACTTCAGGGTATTAATGTTACTGCCTTAACAAAATGGCCGCAGGGTATAGCGGCTGGAAACCCTCACACAATCGGTATAACGGCGCGTATGGATTGTATAACGGCGGTTTAATGGAGAGGTGTCCATAATGTGGGTACTGCCGCCATGCTGCCGTACAAGGTCTAAAAGTTCTCCCTTAATAGACCTTTCAAAATCAATAAGGGCAATACCGGAGACAATCCGGTATATGTGGAGCATACCATTAATGGCAGATGGACAGGGTAGTGCCCTGGGTTCCGGTTCGATTCCGGGTGATCCGCTTGATTCTTCATTATCCGATTCTCCTTGTAAAAGGCATCCGGCGGCAAACGGGTGCCTTTATTTTATGCGAATAGAGGTGATACCATGGCAAGAGCGCCAGATCAGAGAGTACAGCAGGCGGAAGCAATGTTTCTTTCCGGGAAAAAGTTAGTAGAGATTGCAAACGAGCTGAGTCTGCCAGAGGGAACGGTCAGGCGTTGGAAATCAACATATAAGTGGGGAGGCGAACGCTCGGAAAGTAAAAGCGAACGTTCGGAAAAGAAAGCGAGCGTTCGGAAAGAGAAAAAGAAAGCTGCCGCGGAAGAGGTCGAGCAGGTGATTGAAAACCCTGACCTGACCGATAAGCAGCGGCTTTTCTGCATCCGGTATATCCGATGCTTCAATGCAACGAAAGCTTACCAGAAGGCGTATGGTGTTGATTACAATACAGCGGTGGTCAATGGTCCGCGGCTGCTCAGAAATGCTCGTATCAGGGAGGAGATCACTCACTTGAAGCAGGCGCGCCTCAGCCGCGAGATGCTGGACGAACACGATATTTTCCAAAAGTACATGGACATTGCCTTTTCGGATATTACCGACTATGTGGATTTTGGCCGGGAAGAGGTCCAGGTAATGGGAGCATTCGGGCCGGTACAAGTAGACGATCCGAACGGTGATGGTAAAATGCCGCTCATGAAAACAATCAACAGTGTTCGCTTCCACGAATCTAGTGAGGTAGACGGTACTATTATTACCGAGGTCAAACAGGGAAAGGACGGTGCCAGTATAAAGCTGGCTGACCGCATGAAAGCGCTGGAGTGGATCGCGAATCACATGGATATGGCAACGGAAGAACAGCGGGCAAGGATAGCGCAGGTTAAGGCTCAGACGGATAAACTGACGGGTAACAATCAGGAGATCGAGGACCTCGAAGAAATAGAAGGCGATATATATGGCACGAGTCAATAGGATCACACGCAAGAAGACCATACCGTTTAATTTTTCCGATAAGCATAAGGAGTATATCCGCAAGTGCGCGGAAAACTCCTATAACGTGGCAGAAGGAGCAGTACGAGCCGGTAAGACCGTAGACAATGTCTTTGCATTTGCTCATGAGCTTAAGACCACGCCGGACCGTATCCATTTAGCCACAGGTTCAACAATGGCAAACGCTAAGCTTAATATTGGTGATGCAAACGGGTTTGGACTGGAATGGATTTTTCGCGGTCAGTGCCATTGGGGAAAGTACAAAGACAATGAAGCGCTTTTTATAAAGGGGCCGGATACACACAACAAGCAGAAAATTATCATATTCGCAGGAGCGGCCAAAGAGGATAGCTTTAAAAAAATTCGTGGTAACTCATATGGTATGTGGATTGCTACAGAGATCAATCTCCATCATGATAACACAATCAAGGAGGCATTCAACAGACAGCTTGCTGCACAACGCCTCAAAGTGTTCTGGGATTTAAACCCGGACAATCCGCGTGCGGCCATTTACTCGGATTACATAGACAAGTATCAGAGGCAGGCAGAGGTCGGGGATTTTCCTGGCGGATACAATTACATGCACTGTACTATCTATGATAACATCAACATAACCGAGGAGCGTTTGCGTGAGGTAGAGAGCCGGTACGACAAGAATAGTATCTGGTATCTACGAGATATCAAGGGTATGCGCGTAGTGGCAAATGGCCTTATTTACCGGAGGTTTGCTGACGACACAAGCACAAAGCAATATGCTTTCCGACTGGCAGAGAAGCCAAAGGACATCATGGAACTTATACTCGGGATTGACTTTGGCGGAAGCGGATCCGGTCATGCATTCACGGCCACAGCAATAACACGAGGATATCACAACGTAGTTGCCCTGGCTTCTGAATGGATTGGCTGCAAGGACGAATCTGGGAATCAGATCGAGATCGATCCAGAGATGTTAGGAAATATGTTCTGTGATTTTTGCCAGAAGATCATAAATCGCTACGGATTTATCACGACGGTATATGCAGACAGCGCGGAACAAACTTTAATTGCAGGTATCCGAAGTAGCTTGCGTAAACATGGTCTTGGCTGGGTACGGGTAGAGAATGCATTAAAAACAGAGATTAATGACAGAATCAACGCCACCGCCATTCTGATGGCACAGGGGCGCTTTTATTATGTACAGAATGAATGTCAGAGCCTTGTTAATGCCCTGAGCACAGCGGTATGGGACCCGAAGGAACTGACGAAAAACGTCAGGCTGGACGATGGTACCAGCGATATCGATAGCTTGGACAGTTTTGAATATACGTTTGAGCGGCAGATCAGCCGGCTCATCAAATATGGATAAGGAGGTGATGGAGTGAAGTTTACGAAAATGCTGGATCTGGTGACTAATATTCTGAGTCGGGAATCCGAAACGCAAGTGGATGTCTGTTTGACCTCGCAGATGGCAAACCAAATTGAACTATGGACCCGAATGTACGAGAACAGGTCCCCATGGGTAAATAATGAGGAAGTGTTAAGCGCGAATCTGGCACCGGCCATTGCCTCAGAGCTGGCTCGGCTGGTGACGCTGGAAATGAAGTCGGAGATCACCGGGGGAGCAGCTGCGGATTATCTGAATATGGCATACAAAAGCAAGGTACTGAAGGACCTACGCCGGTATGTGGAGTATGGCTGCGCAAAGGGTGGCCTAGTTATGAAACCATATATCACCAGGCAGGGGATTGAGGTTCAGTTTGTTCAGGCAGATTGCTTTTTTCCCTTGTCTTTTGACAGCTCCGGGAGGATTACACAGTGTGTGTTTACGGAGCAGTTCAGGAAAGGACAGAAGATATATACCAGATTGGAGGTCCATACGCTACATGAAGCCGCGGTGCACATTGTCAACCGGGCTTTTGTGGCAACCAATGATTACAGCCTTGGAAGCGAGGTGTCAGTAAACTCCATAGACCGATGGTCGGAACTGTCACCGGATATTGTTCTCGGGGGGACTGACCGGTTACTACTGGGGTATTTCAAGATCCCGATGGCGAATGCTTACGATTCGGATAGCCCGCTGGGTGTATCGATCTATTCCAGAGCTGTCGATCTGATTAAGGAGGCAGACCGGAGATACTCAAATATCTGTTGGGAATACGAAGGAACACAGCTAGCCGTGCATATAGCCTCGTCCCTGCTAAAACATAATCCAAATACAGACAAGGACGAATATCCGGGGGGAAAAGAGCGACTGTACCGAACGATAGAGTACAATTCGGGGGCGGTAGATAAACCATTCATGGATACATTCAGCCCAGAAATTCGGGACAGTGCATTGTTTAACGGCTTCAACAATCAGTTGAAACTGATAGAGTTTAACTGCTGTCTGGCTTATGGTACCCTGTCAGATCCTCAGAGCGTAGATAAAACAGCTACCGAGATTAAGGCCAGCAAACAGAGGTCTTACACAATGGTGTCAGATACTCAGATGGCATTGCAGGCAGCGCTGGAAGACCTGGTCTATGCCATGGACTTCTGGGCGGTGCTTTACGGGCTGGTACCAGCCGGTGATAATTATGAGGTCTCCTTTGACTGGGACGACAGCATCGTTGTGGATGCAGAACTGGAACGTCAGGAAGACAGACAGGATGTAGCCATGGGAGTGATGCGCCTGGAGGAATACCGCGCAAAGTGGTATGGCGAGACACTGGAGGAGGCCGTTAATAATCTACCAGAGCCGGCCATGGTCGAAGAGTAAGGCGGTGATTAAATGACACCGGAAGAACTGGAGAAGCTGCCGAAACCACTTGAGCGAACCATGACAGCACTGGAGTTGTCTATTATGTCCGAGATTGTGGAGCGCATAAAGGAGACGGCGCAGATCACACCAGTTATTGATTGGTTGCTGGTGCGGCTTATTACAATCGGTGAGAGTAAGACCCGGCTTAAGGTGATGATCGGTGAGGCAATCAAAGAAGCTGATCTGCAAATAGATGATATTTATGAGCAGGCAGCCAGATCGGATTATATCCGCAACCGGGAGATATACGAATCGGCTGGGAAGGAATATATTCCATACGAGGATAATAATTGGTTACAGCAGGCCGTTGAGGCTGCCAGACGGCAGACCAAAGACAGCTTAAGGCCGATGGAGAATATTACCCAGACCACCGGTTTTAATGTGCCTATGGGCGGAGGAAAGAAGGTTTTTACCCCGCTGTCAGAATATTTGGAGCGGAGTCTGGACAAGGCCATGATGGGGATCACAACCGGGGCTAAGACATATAATCAGGCCATCGGAGAGGTGATTGACGAGATGACGAACAGCGGTGTACGGGCCGTGGATTATGCCTCGGGTAAGTCTGATCGGATCGAAGTAGCAGCCAGACGGGCAGTGATGACCGGAGTGGCCCAGATGACGAAGCAGGTAAGTAATAAGAATGCGGAAGAGCTGGGAACGGATCACTGGGAAGTAGACTGGCATATGGGAGCCCGTAACACCGGGACGGGATACCTAAATCACCAAAGCTGGCAGGGAAAGGTTTACAGCTCGGAGGAAATGCGGACGATCTGCGGAGAGGGTGAGATGCTGGGATTCGCTGGGATTAATTGCTATCACATCAAATTTCCGTTTCTTTTAGGGATTAGCAAACGTAAATACTCTGACGAATGGCTTGCGGAGCAGAACCGGAAAGAAAATGAAAAAAGAGTTTACCGCGGCAGGGAATACGATACATACGGAGCATTGCAGTATCAGCGCCGACTTGAGCGCACGATTCGAAAGCAGAAGCAGGATATTAAGTTACTCAAAGAGGCGGGAGCTGATCTTGACTCTATTACGGCGGCTAAGTGCAGGCTGAGATTGACAGATAAAACATATACGGAGTTTTCTGAAAAAATGAAACTTCCGGAACAAAGAGAGAGAATGCGGATTGCAAAGAAATAAATTGCCCGGCACGGCGTAAAACTACCGGCGCAAGGGAAGCGACCCCGTATAAAAGCGTAGCGGGAAAGGAGCAGGATGAAACGTAAATTTTTAGAAGACATGGGACTGACAAAAGAACAGGTAGACAGCATTATGGCCGAGAATGACAATGACATTGAGGCCATCAAACAGGAACGGGATACTTACAAAGGCCAGTTAGAGACGGCACAGACAACGCTGAAAAGTTTTGAAGGTGTGAATATCTCAGAGTTGCAGACTAAAGTGACAACACTTACAAATGACCTTACAACCAAAGAGGCAGAGTATAAAAGGCAACTGGCTGATCGGGATTTTAACGACCTTTTGAAAGCCACGGCTGAAGGATATAAGCCCAGAGATTTAAAAGCAGTTATGCCGTTTCTGGATGTAGATAAGTTAAAGGGGAGTAAGAATCAGGAGTCTGATATTAAAGCGGCTATTGAGGCGGTAAAAAAGGATAATGCCTATCTGTTTCAGGACACGCAGATACCCCGGGTGGTTGCACCAACTCCTGGCCCTGGCGGTCAGACGGTAGACGATACAAAGACAAGAGCGAATGAAGCGCTTAGAAGCATTTTAGGAAAAGAATAGGAGGATTAAAAATGGCAGTACACATGACAAGCAGATCTGACGCGGAGGCTATTATCCGTGAACAGGTTATTTCAACAATCTTTCAGGATGCACCAAAGCAGTCCACATTTATGAGTATGGCACGGAAGCTGCCGAATATGACCAGTAACCAGACCCGTATGAGGGTATTGGATTTTCTGCCGACTGCCTACTGGGTGGACGGTGACACTGGCATGAAACAGACAACCAGGCAGGCATGGGATAACGTCTACATGAATGCTGCTGAATTAGCCGTTATCGTTCCAATTCCAGAGGCGGTACTGGACGATGCAGAGTTTGATATCTTTGGAGAGATCACACCGAGGGTGAATGAGGCGATCGGGCAGCGTGTGGATAGCGCTATCATCTTCGGAATCAACCGCCCTGCAAACTGGCCGAATGATATCATTACCCTTTCCAGACAGGCAGGTAATAACGTGGCAGTAGGGGCCAATCCAGATTATTATAATCTGTTGCTCGGTGAGGGTGGAGTTATCTCCAAAGTGGAGGAAGATGGATTCATGGCAACCGGTGCTCTGGCGTCTATGGGTATGAGAGCAAAATTAAGAGGGATCCGGGCCACTGATGGTAGCCTGATCTTTAAGAGCGATATGCAGGGATCCACTAACTATGCATTGGACGGAGCACCGTTGTACTTTCCACAGAATGGGGCTTATGATAACAACATTGCTCAGTTGATTGTAGGAGACTTTAAGCAGGCAGTTTACTCGATCAGACAGGATGTCACAGTTAAGATTCTTGATCAGGGGGTTATCCAGGATCCGGTTACAAAAGAGATTACATATAATCTGGCTCAGCAGGACATGGTTGCATTGCGTATTGTATTCCGCATGGGCTGGGCGCTTCCGAATCCAGCTACACGTATGGACGAGGACCGTGTGGGCTGCCCGTTTGCATATCTGGAACCGGCTACTCCGGCAACTACTCAGAAAGTAACCTTTACGGTTAAGGATAACGCAGAGACTCCGGCCGCTGTCGAGGGTGCCATGGTAGATGTGAATGGATCCAGAAAGAAGACATCTGCCGCCGGTACGGCAGAGTTTAATCTGCGGGAAGGATCTTATCCGGCAAAGATTAAAAAGGCCGGCTATGGAACGATCACTGAGACTGTAGTGGTGACAAATGCTGCTGTTGACAAAGAGGTAACATTGATTAAGCAGTAAAGGAGACGGTGCGAATGGCATATGCATCTGAGCAGAATTATCAGAATGAATATCTTATGGGACGTAAGCCGGTCATTCGCACCGGCTTTGACTTTTATGCACGGCAGGCCAGTCAGGTGATTGATGTGTATACCTTTGGGCGAGTAAAAACTCTTCCGGAAGTGCCGGAGCCTGCCCGGTTGTGCTGCTGTGAACTGGCGGAGGCGATCTACCAGCAGCAGACACAGAACAAGGAAGCTGCCGGGAAGGCATCGGAGAAGGTAGGGACCTATTCAGTATCTTTCTCTTCCGCAGCCGAGGCCAAACAAGCAGCAGACCGGGAGCAGCGCGGCATCATCATGAAATGGCTGGCTGACACTGGCCTGTGTTATCAGGGGGTGTGATATGTATACGAATGCTGATGTAACACTGTACCTGTACTCGAAATGTGGAAAACAGGAGTCATACAAAAGGGTATTTGTGGAAGACGTGTTCTGGGACGATGTGAAGCAATCCAATGTCCTTAAGACCGGCCAGCGTGACTCTGACTCTGTCCTTCTGGTGATCCCGCTGGAGAGCCTGTTTGAGCCGATCCAGTTCACAGGAGGAAAAGACCTTATTGTGAAAGGTCAGTGCAACCATGTGATTGATTGTACCAACCAGAAAACAATGTCTGAATCATTACAAGAACTGAAGCGGCGCCATGACTGTGTGACGGTTATGACGGTAGATGATAAATTGTATGGTAGCGAGTCCATGCAGCATTATGAGCTGTCGTGTAAATAGAGAGGTGAGATGATCTGTTGAAGGTAGAACTAGATATACTGCCGCGTGATGCACTCCTGTCAAAGCATGGGTTACAGCCTGGCGGCCCGGTCCAGAAAGTGGTTGACAGTGAAACCATGAGGTATATGGAGCCTTACATGCCGCGACGCCAGGCCAGTGAATTAGAACACATGATGGTTATGTCTACGGTGATCGGATCCGGAGAGATTAACACTCCGGGCCCGTACGCGCATTACCTCCATGAAGGAATCCTGTACGTGTCACCAACGACGGGAAGCTCCTGGGCGAAAAAAGATGAAATCAAAGTCCCCACAGATCGGGAGTTGAAATATACGGGTGCGCCAATGCGCGGCAAGAAATGGTTTGACCGTATGAAGGCAGACCACAAAGGAGACATTTTAGAGGCGGCTCAGGCTGTAGTGGACAGAGGGGGGAAGATATGACAATCATAGACTTTATGCGCCAGAAGTTGACGGAGTACCCGAAGATATCGGAATTTATGGCCGGTGCGGATATTCACATTGACTTTACAGATCCGGATCCTACGAATTACGGCTTGTCCAGTACCGGAGATAGCTTGATCCGGGAGGACGTGCTGGGGAACCAGATCCGGCAGCATAATTTTGTCATGTACGCGGTAGCTCAGTCATTTACCGATTATAATCGGCTGGCGAACAGTAACTTTTTGCTTGAGCTGGCCTACTGGCTGGAGCGACTGCCGGAAGAGGACGGACTGTCAGTAGAGATTGACGGCCAGACGTTCACCGGAAGATTTTTAAAAGCCACAACGGCTAATGCCATGGCGATGCAGCCGATGACGGAAGATATTAACGACGGCGTGCTGTACCAAATACAGATCTACGCCCAATATAAAATAGAAAGTGAGGGATTTTAAATGCCAGAAGTAGGAAGAATCAAAAGAAAATTAATGGCTCATTATATTGATTCGGCGCTGCCTGAGACGGCCAAGCCTGTATATGTACGTTTGGGAAAAGGCATAGAAGAGTATAGTGTGGAGCTGAATGCGAATGTAGAAAGTACAACTGATATCTTAGGAGAGACAACCGTAACGTTAGATAGCTACCAGCCGCAGGCAAGTGTGGAACCTAATTATGCTGAGATCGGGGATCCAATGTTTGAACGCTTGCAGGCAATTGCAGATGAGCGCCAGACTCTTGATGATCTGAAAACAAGCATCGTAGAAGTACATCTTTGGGAAACGGCAACAGCCGGTAAATATGCAGCTTACAAAGAAGACGCGATTATCGAGGTAGTAAGTTACGGCGGTGATACGACCGGCTATCAGATCCCGTACAATGTACACCATACAGGAAACAGGGTGAAGGGGACATTTGATTTGTCAACCAAAACCTTTACGGCAGAGTCAGGGGCCGGAGCATAGGGAGGTAACATATGCATAGCATTAATTTTTCTGATAACCTTAAGTCTTTTTCAATCAATGGAGATGAGAGCCGGGTAATTCGTTTCAACCCGGCTGACCCTAATATTCTTGTTCGTGCCGATGCGGCACAGAAGAGAATCACGGAAAAGCAAAGTCAGATAGAATCTGTTAAGTTGATGCCTGATGGTGCACCGGTTGAAAACCCAACGGAGCAGGTCAGAAGGCTTCTGAAAGAGTTTGATGATCTGATTCGCGAGGAGATCAACTATATTTTCAATTCCGATGTATACGATACTGTATTTGCATGGCAGTCTCCGTTGTGTATTGTAGGAGAAAAGAAAGAATTTTTATTTGAAGCATTTTTGAAAGCGGCGATGCCTATCATTCGGGAAGGTGTCGAAGAATTCAACGCTGGAAGTCAGCACCGCATCGAGAAATATACCAGGGAGTACAGCAAATGATCGGCCGGCTGCCGACGACCCTGGAGGTAGCCGGGAAGAAAATGGAGGTTCGAACCGATTTCCGTGATATTTTGGTAATTATGCAGGCTTTTAATGATCCTGAACTTCTTCCAGAAGAGAAATACGAGGTAATGCTTGAAATATTGTTTATGACTCCGGAAGAGATACCAGAAGGCGCATATCAGGAGGCAGTTCGTCAGGCATTATGGTTCCTCGACTGCGGTCAGGAAGCAGATGACAAAAAGCCTCCTCGTAAGGTAATGGATTGGGAGCAGGACGAACCGATTTTATTTCCTGCAATCAATAAGGTGGCCGGCCGTGAGGTTCGTGCGACAGAGTATATGCATTGGTGGACCTTTATGGGGTACTTTATGGAGATTGACGACGGAACCTTTTCCATGGTCCTCGGTATACGACAGAAACGGGCAAGGGGAAAGAACCTGGAGAAGTGGGAAAAGGAATTTTACCAGGCGAATAAGGCCATGTGCAATATTAAAACAAAATATACCGCAGAAGAACAGGAAGAAATTGATTATTGGAATAAGCTATTGGGATAGGCGTCGTATGGCGTCTTATTTTGCCAGGAAGTGAGGTGAGAGCATGGCGGCTGATGGAAGCTTAAAATTTGACACAAAGGTTAATACAGAAGGCTTCGATGCCGGAATGAGTACGCTAACAAAAGCAGTTGAAAGGCTTTCGGGATTAATCGAAGACTTGTCTAAAAAAATGGATGGGGGATTTACCGGAGCAGGTAACACGGCCGCCTCCACCGCGAAAGATATTGATACTGTCGCGGAGTCAGCGAAGAAGGCACGAGAAGAAGTAGAGCGCCTGAACAAAGAAAAGGCTGACACCTTTACTGGGACGATCACAAATAATAATGCTCCGCAGTCTTCCATACCGGATGACGGAAAACGCTATGACATATATGGAAACGACGTGGATGAAATAATTGCCAGGAACAAAGCAATTGAGGAAGCGGCCAGGGAGGCCGCCGCCGCAGAAAATACGGCCTTTGAGGAGGCGAAGCAGGGGCCTACCATGCTACAGAATACGCTTGAGATTCTGAAGCAGACAATATCTGATATTCCGACCATTGCGTCGTCAACTGGAGATGCAATCGCAAACGCCTTCGATTCCGGTAATCAAAGAATAATAGCACTTGTGGACAGAATCGACGTGCTGAAGGAGCATCTGGACTCACTCGAAAGATCCGGAGCATACTTTGGGGATCCGGATTATGATAAGACCTATGGCGAATTACAGCAGGCAACATTAGCCTTAAATGCCTATAAAAAAGAACTGGTGGGTACTGGAGAAGCGCAGAAAAAGGTTGACACGTCAGGAAAAAAGATGAATAAGACGTTGGCATCTACGAATAAGACAACCATCCCACTTACCAAAAGCATTTTAAAGTTGTCCAGCATGTTTAAGCTTATGCTGATCCGTATGGCGATGAAAGCAGCAATAAAGGCGGCTAAGGAAGGGTTCGAAAACCTCGCACAGTATTCGGACGAGACTAATAAAAGTATTTCATCTTTGCTGTCAGCTAACACTCGACTAAAAAACAGCTTTGCGACTGCCGCCGCTCCTGCACTTGAGGTAATGGCCCCAGCATTAAGAGAATTGATTGATCTCTTGTCGGAGGCTGTTACGTGGTCGGGGCAACTTCTGGCAGCGTTAGCCGGTAAATCTACTTTTGTGAAGGCCGTGGACGTTGAAGAAGACTATGGCGCGGAGCTGAAAGAAAGCAACTCAGAACTGAAAAAGAAAAAGAAACTTACGAAAGACCTTGTATTTTCCTTTGATGATCTGATAAAAGCGCAGAAAAAAGAATATATCGGCCCTACTCCGGATCAGATGTTTGAAACAGTTGAGGTCAAAGATGATATTAAAGATTTTGCAGATGTAGTAAAAGGTATCTTTTCTGATCTTTTTGATCCTATGAAACAATCATGGTTGGAGAATGGACCAGAAGTAAATGAAGCTGTCCATGCGGCCCTCAGTAGCATGAAAAACCTCGCCATGGACGTCGGAGCATCATTTTTACAGGTATGGAAGAATGAGGGATATGGAAAAAAGATTACCGATGACTTACTGATTACCTTTGCAAACCTCGCATTTACCGCAGCCAATCTATGCGATCAATTGGATAAAGCTTGGACAAGTGGCGATACAGGTGTATTAATTATGCGCCATCTGGGGGATCTGGTACTGGAGATTACAGGATTTTTCCGTGACGCTTCTGGAGAAATACGAAAATGGTCAGCAACGCTGGATTTTTCTCCATTACTTAAATCATTTGATGGCGTACTGGTGAGTTTAAAGCCAATTGTGAGTATGGTCGGAGATAATTTGCTTTGGTTGCTTAAAGATGGGCTCTTGCCACTTGCAAAGTGGGGAATAGAAAATGGGATACCAGCAGCATTTGATTTAATATCAGCTGCTTTAAAGGTATTGGATAGTATATTAGACGCGCTGAAACCATTGGCTATATGGCTATGGGAGGACTTCTTGCAGCCATTTGGAGAATGGACAGGGAAAATAATTATAAATGCGTTAAAGAAAATTACCGAATGGCTTACAAAGTTTTCTGACTGGATATCAGAACACGAACAGTTGATAGAAGATGTAACAATTGTTGTACTTGGATTTTTTGCAGCATTTGCATTCGAACGTTTTGTTTCTGGAGTTGGAAGCATGTTGAGCGTACTTCCTACGTTAATTGGAGTACTCGGAAACCTTATAGGTAACTTAAACCCTCTTACTGTACTTTTAGGATTAGTAATCAGCCTCGCTCTCTATGTTGCCAGTGCATGGGAGGATATGACACCTGACGAAAAACTTGCAACAAAAATATTGGCTGTTGCTGCGGCTGTTGGGGTATTGGTAGCGGCAGTAGGTGCTTTGATGAACAATCCAGTAATGATCGGTATAGGGGCAGCGATAGCAGCCATTGCCGGAATTTCCATCGCAGGTATTGCATCATCTGCAAAGAGCAGAGCAGGAGCATATTCGTCCGGATCTTATGTGCCGTATGGTGTTGGAGATATGAGCAATTACCGTATGCCGCGCCTTGCAACTGGTACGGTGGTTCCACCGCGAGCTGGTGAGTTTGCAGCGATCCTCGGAGATAATAACCGTGAAGCCGAAGTGGTTTCTCCTCTGTCAACTATAGAGCAGGCTCTTGATAATGTCATGGCAAAGTATATGGGAAATGGAGAAAACAGGCGGCCTATGCAGATTGATTTAATTATTAACGGGCAGCTGTTCGCACGGGCTGTCTATGAAGCGAACAATCAGGAGAAACAGCGTGTAGGTGTAAGAATGGTTACGGAGGGATAGGTATGTCAGAAAGTGTGCTCTCAAATATATTCTCGATTGATGGCGTAAATTTGCGGTTGGATGTGGTGAAACTTGAACGCGAATTTTCTGTCACAGATACCGAAAACTCCGGCCGTCTGAAAAACTATGACATGTACCGGGAGATAGCCGGGACTTTTTACAATTACACCATGGAAATTGAGCCAATCACGCAGTATCGAGAAGACTATGATACATTTTACCAAATGATATCGGCTCCGGAAACAAAGCACCGTTTGGTAGTCCCATACGCTCAGAAAACCCTTGAGTTTGAGGCCTACGTGACCAAAGGTAAGGACAGCTTGCAACGCAGGGGCGGAAAGAATCTGTGGCATGGCTTATCCGTGTATTTTGTAGCCATGTCACCGCAAAGGAGGCCGTGATATGTTTTTAAAGCAGTCAATCCAGTCTGATGCGGCGGACCAGAGTGGCATAAAAATTGTCTACGACGATGTGGCGCCATATGCCAAAGAAAACAGTAATCCGCAGGTAATTGATGCTGGTTTATGCCCCGGGGCAGATACATTTCCGGGGCAAGATGTGTTTCCGGCTCCGACGGTCATCCGAAATACGTTTCCGGATCTCAAACGTGACGATTTAAAATATCCGGGGTATGCGTTATGCTTGCCCCGGTTTGCATTGCTCAATGGTGACTATGTTAATTTTCCGGACGCGGCGCAGGGATACGGTTTTATCAGTGATGAGATATCGGATTCTAATGGACAATTTGAATATACAATGACTCAGGAACCGACATTGCCAGGTGAGTATCCATCAATATTTTTATACCCTTCGCCGGGCTTGGAAAAGGAGATCAAAGCGCCAACACTTGAGATCACATTTAACCGTAAATTTACGAGTGTTGGTCTCCTGCTTACTTTTAATGATATGTCGGGGGACTATGCGAGCCGGATTAATGCTAAATGGTATTCTGGTGAGCAGCTTCTCTCAGATTTGGATTTTGAGCCAGACGGAGAAAAATATTTTTGTAGCAATTATGTGCAGCTTTATGATCGCATTATTATTACCTTCTTGGAGACGTCAAAACCATTCAGACCGATATTCCTTACACGAATTGACTACGGAATCTATAGAGATTTTTTAGGCGATGAGATTAAGGAGATCAACTGTTTGCAGGAGATCAACGCAATCTCTGAGAGCATAAGTATTAATACCATGGATTTTACAGTGCGGACAAAGTCGTCTGTACCGTTTGATCTGCAAAAAAAGCAGAAGCTGTCACTTTATTTCAATGGCGGCCTGATTGGTAATTTTTATCTTAAAAATGGTGCACGCAAGAGTAGAACGGATTACTACATGGATACCCACGACGCTATTGGTCTGCTGGACGGCAACGATTTTCCAGGCGGAATATATACTGGACAGAAGGTTACAGACATAATTGCTCAGATATTCGACGGGGAAGATTTTAATTACCTTCTCGATGATGTTTTTGATGGTATCACCTTAAACGGATATATACCTTACACTACAAAGCGGGCAGCCCTGATGCAAATAGCCTTTGCGATCGGCGCCGTAGTTGATACGAGCAACTATGACGGAGTGGTTATCTATCCAAAGCAGACTGATAAGACTGGCGACTTTGACAAAGTATTTGAGGGCTTGACGTTGGATCACAGCGACGTGGTTACCGGGATCCGATTAACCGGCCATAGCTATCAGCGCTCGGATGAGTCAGAAGAGTTATATAATGATGAGCTGACCGGCACTGTACAGGTCACTTTTTCGGAGGCCCATCACTCTTTGACTATCTCTGGAGGAGTGATTTCGCAGTCCGGTGATAATTATGCCATCATCAAAGGGACTGGCGGAGCTGTAGTGCTTACCGGAAAAAAGTATCATCATTATACGTTTATGATCTCTCGTGAGAATCCAAATATCTTTTTTAATAAAAATATCAAGGAAGTGAAGGAAGCCACGCTGATCAACAAGGATAATGCACAGCAGGCCCTTGACCGAGTCTATGAGTATTATCAGCGGGCTGAAAATGTAACCTGTGAGGTAATCCTGGAGGATAAAGTGATCGGCCAGGTTATAGGAATAGATACAGATTACGACGGCGTGAAGGTAGGGACGATAGAGCGGATCAATTATAGTGGGATTGCACAGGCAATTAGAGCGGAGGTGACGATCCATGAGTGATATTGTGGACAGCTTAATATTTGACCGCGTGCAGGCTGATATAGATGCTATGACAGACAAGGCATATATAGATTATCAGGATCTTAACCGCGTTGAGGACGCTATTAAGTGGGTGTCGTATGTGCTTAATTGCTATGGATATCGTAATACGATTATTGAGGGGACTATCTGGCAGCCAGAGGATCGCCGCACAGAAAGCGAGATGGAACGGATCAGGAAGAACCTTATTGCAATCCGATCAGCTTTTTATACGCCAGCCAGCACGCCGCAGACACCAGAAAAGATCACATATACGTCAATTTACCAGGCGAATTTTATTGAAAAGATTATTTATGATATTGGTAAACTGGTAGAGAATATGACGCCGAGCATACCGCATTTGGGATTTAAAATCGGTTACCGCGGTATCGGAAACAGGAGTGTGAGACTGTGAAGAAACTTAAAACAAATTATAAGAATGATAAGTATACGGGTAAGCGCTTATATCGTATTACGAATATCTCAGCCGATACCATAAATCTCGACGATATTACATCGTATGCGGAAGAGGGGGATATATTTTCCGCTGACGATATCAACACCACCAATTCTGCTGTCAATAATTTATATGACGAATATGTAACAGGAATCAATCAGGCGAATCGATATGTTGAGATTAATCTGCCAGTATCCGGTTGGTCGGCATCAGCTCCTTACATACAGACGGTATCTGTGCCGGGTATGCTTGCCAGTGACAGGCCCGTACCAGGGCTGGTGTATCCGGACAATCTCACAGAGGCATTGCAAGCCCAGGTTGATAAGAGTGCCAATATGATTACAACAATCGAGACACTGGACGGTAAAGTGCGAGTTACCTGCCGATTCAAAAAACCCATATCTGCCTTACGGCTGGGATTGAAAGGAGTATAGGCCATGGCAATATTACCATTATTTTTTCGGGGACAAAGTGTGGATTTTAGCGGGCTTACCGCGGTGGAAAATCTGGTGAGAAAAGGTAAGAAATTCATCGGCCGTGGATCTCCGGAAATCCGAACCGGAACCCTGTCAGAAAAAGATGCAACAAGCTACAAGCTGCCGATCAACGGTACATATAACATACCAGCCGGGATTCACAATGCTGAGGACATGGTGGAGCAGGAGATCGCTACCATGGCCGGGCAGATCGTGACGCCCGGGGCAGGCCCGGTAGTAATCCAATGCACAGGTAAGTATATGACGGGGGATATCATTGTTTATGCTGTGGAAAACCTTACAGCCGAAAATATCAAATTTGGAGAAGTAGTTGGCGAGGGTGAAGGGGCGGTGACTGGAACATGTCAGGGCTTTTTCGATTGATAAAGAGACTTCTGGAGGTGATTGGAATGATATTACCCATTATCAAAGTTGGGGGTGGCCCCAATATATCAGAGCTGACGGCAGGTCCGGGTGACGTATTGGCAGCTGAGAAATTTATAGGTGCAGGAAGTGAAGAGACACAGGCGGGAAATATTATACAGCGCGGTAGCCCTGAATATGTCCTGCAGATTAATGGTGTACAGAAGCTGCCGCCCGGAAATTATACTGGAGGAAATGTGAAACAGTCTATTGATACCATGGCGGCCCAGAGCGTTGGCCCGGGAGCGCGTATGATCACAATTCCAACAGCAGGAAAGTATATGACCGGAGATATTACGATCCGAGCGGTTAAAAATCTTTCAACTTCCGTAATCAAAAAGGGGCAGTATGTGGGCGACGTGGGGCCGGGAACCTGGGAGGGATATGTAAACAAGGATCCTAAAGTACCGTATTACTATGGTGCATTTAATGGAATACAAAGCATTACGGCTTTTAAGCACCTGTTATGGGATAATGTAGGGACTGTATCATTAGAGCGGGATCACATCAAAGTCTATGTACGGAATAATACATATTATACAGCGGTTGTATTTAACGAACCCATAGACCTGACAAATTTAAATAGGTTGATAGTAAGGTTAGAGTATAGCGGAACAGCACTGGATAACATTGAATTATTCCGAAATAAAGTTACGGATTATATTTTTGACAATGAAAAATCCAGCAACGTAAAGCGAAATCCAAACCTGGGAGATAAGGTGGCGGGAATGAGTACATCCGGAACCGGAGGAGACTATACTCTTAACTTAAGTGGCGTGAGTGGAACTGCATATCTCTACCTGCTTTTTATTTCGCCAGCTGTAACATCTAAAATACGTATGGTTAAATTCGAATAGGAGGAAATGATGGCAGTAAAAACAGTACAGGCCATAATCAATGGCGTTACAACCACTCTGACATACAACAGCAGCACTAAAAAATACGAGGCAACGATCACGGCGCCGTCAACATCGTCTTATAACAATAATGATGGACATTATTATCCCGTGACGGTTAAGGCAACGGACGAGGCCGGGAATGTTACGACTAAGACGGATTCGGATGCAACTCTTGGCGAATCGCTTAAACTGCGTGTAAAAGAAAAGGTTGCACCGATCATCACAATTACATATCCGACGGCTAGTGCATTGATTACCAACAATAAGCCATCAATCACCTGGAAGGTAACAGATGCAGATTCAGGAGTTAATTCTGGCAGTATTAAGATTACTATTGATAGCGGATCTGCAATTACGGCAGGGATCACCAAAACAGCTATCACAGGCGGTTACCAGTGTACGTATACGCCAACAGCGGCCCTTTCCGATGGCAGCCACACAATTAAGATCGATGCGGCAGATAATGACGGGAATGCAGCTACTCAGAAGAGTGTAACCTTTAAGATCGATACAGTACCGCCGACATTAAGTGTTACAGCTCCGACTAATGGCCTGATTACCAACAAGGCAGCCTGCACAGTAACCGGTACAACCAACGATATTACATCCAGCCCTGTAACAGTGACAGTCAAACTTAACAGCGGATCAGCTGAGGCCGTGACGGTAGGGGCAGATGGTTCATTCAGCAAGGCTCTGACGCTGGTATCTGGCAGTAACACAATCACAGTTGTGGCGACAGACTCCGCGGGTAAGAGCACGACCGTAACCAGGACAGTGACACTCGATACCGTAGCCCCGACGATTAAGGCCGTAACGCTCACACCTAATCCGGTAGATGCCGGTAAGACCTATGTAATCAGCGTGGAGGTTACAGACTAAGGAGGCGATACCATGGCAGTAGCGCGTGTATTTGGCCGTGTTGACGGTGCAGAGGTTGTCATGGAGCAGACACAGGGGGACGTATGGTCAGTACCGGTCCCCCTGGACCAGGACGGGGAGTATGTGGTGGAGATAATCGCAGAGGACGGCGCCGGTAATCAGTCGTACATGGCTAAGATGTTGTTCTGTGTGGATTCCTCTGGATTATGTGTGCAAGTACTTCCTGCGCCGTATTTCGGGGAACTTCTTGACAGTGTATACCATGCTGATGTGCTCCCGGCGTTATATTCTGCGGAACTTTTGGAACCATGTTGCCGGAAAGGAGGATAAGATGCAGAAGATCATGTTTGACGTCGGTGAAAGGCGTCATGTCAAATTAAGGATTCATGCGGCAGATAACGCACCATTTCGGATTAAGTCCGCATCCTGGGAACTGGTGCGGGGGAATGCACTGGAAGCTTCTGGTGAGTGTGAGATAGACGAACATGTCATTGATGCATATATCGAGGCTCCACCCGGTAGAACAACATATATACTCCGCGTTATCTATGATATTAATGACGAGACTCTTGTGGAACAACTGGAAATGGTGGTGACGTGATGGCAGAATTATACATCCAGTCGGTCACGATCACTCCAAATCCGGTAAATGTAAAAGCACAATATAAAATAGAGGTTGAGATATATACCTTATTCCCTGCGGCGGATTTATATCCGGCGCTTGATTTATATCCTGGAGAAGATTTATTCGGACTTTTCCCGAACAATGATTTGTATCTAGGAACCGATGTGTACCCAATAGAAGGAGGAATGTCAGAATGACAATAAGTGGATTTATTGCCTATGTTACACAAACATGGAAGAACAAACCTGATACCAGTACGCCCTTATCGGCGGCCCGGCTTGCACATATCGAAGCCGGCATTAAAGCAAATAGTGACGCGATTACAAAGCTTGCTGCGGCAGTTATAAATCAGCAGGCAAATGATGTAAACAAAATACCGAGTTCTGCACTGATGTATAGTGTCAACGAAAAGGTTGATTCGGCAATTAGTGATTTAGACGAGGTAAAAACCGATATTAGTCTACAACCAGTAACAGGGATTGATATCCTTACACTTACTACTGGCCGTTACTATGCAACTAAATGCACTAATTTACCTACAGGCTGGGTGGCGGCATATCTTGACGTTGAGCGATTGGATAACAAGTGGTGTCGTATCACTGCCTGGCCCCCATATAATGGCCCCGATAGTCCGCAAATTACAAAGCAGGACAATGGTGTATGGCGCGGCTGGAAAGATATAATGTCTGATCTGTTTAGTTTTGAAGGTGTCGGAAAAGTGACTTTTGCGCAAAACTCGACAGCTACGAGCATTAGAATGTATACAACGGCTGTTAATTATTTGTATATTGAGTTTCTGACGGCCACGAAAAACATTAAGTTTGGTTTTTATAATGGATCGACATGGACGGATTATTGGATTATGTAATAATTATTTTATGCGGATTGCCATTATTTCACAGTCTTGAGCAGTCATCGCAGTATTGCTCCATAATGTAACTTTGAGTTCTTTTTGAGATGTTGCGATCTCAAAGAAGGTTGTGGTAACTCTCCGTATTAGCATTGATCCGTAAAAACTCTGCTGGCGTTCCACAATACTTGAGCCTGCAACAGACAATGTTCCAACATTTTCTCCCGGCGGAAACTCTGCATGTGCAATCACTATATATCTACCTGGTGGCAATGTAATTTTTTTGGTTCCAGTAGCCCAATTATTTGCTGAGATATTGATAGACTCGACACTTGACCAGTAGTCAGCACCTACAGCATTTTTTAAATTCGCTAAATCACTATTTACCGGGAAAGAAATCATAACAATTTTAGAGTGTAACATTTTGACCAGCCCCTTACAGGGCTTATTTTATTGCCTGCGTCCGGCATGATCCGGCAGGCGGAAAGGAATTTTCATTATGGAAAAAATCAGAATCAATGAGAAACTGTATGATCTCGTAGTCAACGGAGTGCAGCTCACGGATCAGGGCGGGAGAGTGATTTTCCAGCCGGCGGCCGCTACATTTGCAGAGGTAGAGGCGGACGTGAAGGCCACAAAGTCTATCACCGTCATGGACGATGCCGGGGAGCCTATCCTGACGCGTTCAGACCTTGTGTATGCTGGCCGTCTTACCAAAGACGATAACTACGTTGTAGGCACCGAACAGGTCCAGACGGGGACTGATTCAGAGTCCAGCGATCAGATCACAGAGACACGGGACGTGATCGGCACGGTGATGATTGCAGAGTTCCGGGCGCCGGACCTGCGGGAGGAGTTGGCAGCCACAAAGGCACAGCTTGCATATGTGGCAATGATGGGCGGCATTGACTTAGAGGAGGTGTAGGATATGAGTAAGTATAACAAGGTTAAGGGATATTACGGTGATGGGTACTGGTCGATTGGCATGGTACGCAATGCAGTCGGGCGTTGGATCACAGCCGAGGAGTATAAGGAGATCACCGGACAGGACTACTAAGGGGGACATCAGTGGATACAGTACAGACATTACTATCAATATGTGGCGCAATCAGCATTGTGGGAGGCGCCGCGGCCGTGATCTTAAAAGTGGTGCGTCCGGCCTTCCAGATGTCGAAGAGGGTTGAAATCCTCGAACAGCATGATAAGCAGGATTATGATCGGCTCAAGGCCGTAGAAGAGATGCAGAAACAGCAATCTAAATGTTTGGCGGCCATGCTTAACCATGCGATAACCGGAAATGGAATTGAAAATATGAAACGGATTCGGGATGAACTTCTCGAGTCTATTATAGATAAGTAGAAAGTGAGGAATTGATATGGATATTAACACAATTATGCAGTATGGATCGTACTTATTAATTGCTATCGGAGTGATGGCTTTTTTAGTTTCAGCCATCACACAGGTAATTAAATCATGGCCTGATCTGGATAAGCTGCCAACATCGGCGGTGGTCATCGTCCTGTCATTAGTGCTATGCCCCCTGGCCTTGGTGATGATTATGGCATATCTCAATCAGCCTATAGTGTGGTATATGATTGTGGCTTGTGTCATAGTGGCTTTTCTAGTGGCACTCGTAGCAATGGGAGGCTGGGAAAAAATATCGGAAATATGGCAGCGTACAAAGTATAAAAAGGGTGGCGGCCAGTAACGCCGGAGGTGATCTGCTTATCTCCCGGCCGGCAGGGTGAGAGCCGGTGATACTGTACTTATTTATGGGCCTGGGACAATCCCGGGCCTTTTCTTTTTAGGAGGTACTATGACAGCGCAAGAAAAGAGACAGGCAGTAATCGAAAAGTATGATACGCTGATTGGCCGCAATTATTACAGCCAGAGTTTACGTGATTACTGTTTCAAAAAATATAAAGACGGCAAATATTATAGCGATTGCAGTAGCTCTATCTGTTATGCATACGCGGAGGCCGGACAGAGCTTCGGCATACTTAATACCGCCGGAATATATCAAACCGGCAAGCTGACAACCGTAGACGTAGGCATAACCGCAGGTATCCCGGACGTATCCCGGTTACGCCCCGGTGATATGCTGGAATTCGCGGGGACCGATAAGAGCCGCCCGCTTAAGATCGGCCACGTTGAGATGTACTGCGGTAATGGCATTATCTGCGGTCACGGTTGCGGCCGGCCGAGTTATAAGCAGCTTACGGCATACTGCAAGAGCCGGTATGACTCATGGGCGCCGGGAGGCTGGAGGAAGGGGCTTGTATGCGTCAGGCGGTATATACAGGACGATGCAGCGCCGAGGCCGGAAGCGCCGAAGAAATCCGGCTGGTATGAGGAGGACGGCGGCTGGAAGTATTACCTCGGTAACACAGGCGCTCCAGTACGCAACGCCTGGTATCAGGACACTGACGGAAAATGGTACTGGTTTAATGGCGCTGGTTTGATGGTATATAACACATGGTATATGTATGAGGGAGACTGGTACTATCTCGGGGACGATGGCGCCATGGTAAAGGGATTGCAGACGAGCGGCGGGAAGTGGTACTATCTCGATCAGTCCGGCAAGCTTGTTATGGAGCCGATGACGCTAACTCCAGATCAGGATGGAGCATTGCAGTATCCGGGGCTGGTAGAATAATAATAATAAGGGCGGTCCTATCGGGGCCGCCTATTGACACTCTCCAGGCCATACATTACAATGATTACATATGGGAGGAG